GTTATCCCTCAAGTAATCTATACATCTTTGGCGGTAAAACTCAGCTGCATCTGTAGCTGTATTCATTACAGGCTCTAAATCTTCATAACTAGCACTAGATGACTGTTCTGTTGCACCCATTACCACTACTGCATTATTGACAAATCTTAATCGTAAATAAGGCACGAGTGAAACGAAGCTAAATTGAACCAATGCAGGTTGTATATAATCCTCTACTAAAGTTTTATAAGCACCTGTTAATGAACTACCTTGAATATCTGATTTTAATTTAGCATCTAAATCAGTTCCTAAAATTGGTAATATGTTCATATCTTGTGCTAATAAGATATAAGGCATAATTAAATCATCTTCAACTGATCCGCCAATCGCTGAATCTTTTTTTAATCGTGTTGCTGAAATATATAATGTGTGCTGTATCGCCATATTGTTATTTTATTTTACGCCTGGATAATGCCCTCTATTTGGCATATTCTCAGGTGCTATTACTGCATCTTTTATTCCTCTTGGTTTTGGTGTATACGTTTTAGGTATACTATCTGTTTTTTTGTAGTCATCCATACTTTCTGCATCTTTCAATTCTGTTCCCTCTTTTAATCTATATAGAATCACCTTCCAGGCGTGGCGACAATAAACTCCCCCTTTAAAGCGAAACAAATCGTACGGTCTACCTTTATGTCCTAATTGTCTATTTACCCCCTCTCTACTAGCTTTGTCAATATCTTCAATTCTATATACAAATCCTGCTCTTGATAACTGCATCATATTCTTGCAAAATGTTCTAGTAGATTTGCTTGGCTTTCTACTTTTCTTTATGTATTTAAACCTCACCCTATAAAATGATTTATCTAAATAACTTTTTTTATCTTCTTTGCTAACTATTTCATCAGCAAAATTATCTTTCTTATGCTCTTTAATTAATCTTTCTGCCCAATCCTCGTAATCCTCTACATAATCTTGCTCATCTACAATTTCCCACTTTTCTTCATCAATCTTTTCTCCTTTTAAATTATCTAATAATTCTTCAAATTGGTCATCTGACAAATCATCTCTGACATTCTCTATTTCTTTAACTTTTTTTTTTGCCCAACTTTGTCCTGCATCACCACCCCACAATGCCCAAGCTATTCTACCTGCACTAGGAAAACCATCTTCACCTATCTCAAAACCTTCTGCTTTTTTATCTACTTCGTGTCTAGCAAAAAAACTGTTCATTCTTTTAATCGTGTCAAAAGATAGATTGTCACCATTCTTAATGTTCGTTGCTCTAGCTACTGCAACTTGTGTGCCACCTCTACCATATTCTCTACGCCACTCTAAACCCTTTTTTGCTTCTTCTACCATTCCTTTTGTTGGTTTAGTATCTATGTCCTGTAAGTCTTTAAATTCTTGCTTTAAATCATCAGTATCTATATCTTCTTTTGTAACACCTTCTTTTTCTTGGTCTTCTTCACTTTGAGTTTTAGTAACTTCTAAATCAATGAAATCAGCAGGTTTAAGCGATTTAAAGTACAAATCAAGGTTTATATCATTAACTCTAAATATCTTCTCTAAACCTTTTAAAAGTGTGTTCTGAAACGGAATTACAACTGTGTTATTAAATAAACTGTAAGCATCACGTAATTCATCAGCATTATTTCCTAAACCACCACCCTCTGAACGAATACCGAATAATATCGGTGATGTAACTCTATGACCTGCCAAAATCTGATTTACTGACTGCTTTGACATTTCCACCCAAGCATTTTGTGCATCATTCATTTGGATAGGTTCTATTGTGGGTGTAGTTTCCTTGCCATCGTTGAACGTGATTAAGATTTTACCTGCATTTCCTGTCCCTGCAAATTTTTGATTTAATTGTCTTTCAATGGTTCTTCTTTCCTCTTCTGTAGGTACACCATTAGAAAATCCAACGTGCATTGATGGTGTCATACCACTTGTAATGTTAGCTAAATGAAACTGTGCTATTTCTAATTCCATTTGAATCCAATCAGTCGCTGCAACGTAATCAGGAGCAAAACCATAAAACAAAGCAGGGTTTTTATCTCTAATCATTAAGATTTGACTAGCTTGTGTTCTGTCTTCTGTATTAAAAGCTGCATAAGGTCTAGGTTTGTATTCTCCCTTTTTAGCTTTAGACCAATCAGCAGAATAGTAATAATGTTGTATTTCACCATCTATCATTTTACCGCTTCTTATGTATTGAGCAGGTATATGGTGTATTTTAGCAATCTTGCTTCTATCTCTTGACCATATTACGTTTACATAACAACCACCAAATAGCTTTAAATCTAATGCTAGGTCTTTTAATACATCATCATCAGAATTATGTAAAAGTTCTGTTAATCTTAAATATGATTCTTTAGTGTCTGTAGATTCATCAACATTAGTTGCTGCTAAACCTTCACCATAGATCATTGCTCCTATTGACTTTACCAAAGCACCATTGATAGCACTTCCTAAGAATAGTTCAAGCAAGTAATTTGGGTAAAGGTTATCCTCACCAAAAGAAACCCAATCATTTCTAGAATCTTCTACTAAGTGAGGTATGTTGTAATGTGATAATTTTATTAAATCTAAATTCATATTAGTCTATTGTTAAGTAAACATTTTCATTGTTATATGTGCTAGGATTAGCTGTATATTCTGTGTATGTTACTGATGATGTCCCTGCTGCTCCTGTTAAATTTGCAACTCCATTATATAGTATATTTAGCCCTTCAGGATTAGCATTAGTCGGACTGCTATTTTGATATAGTGTTACATCATAAAAACCTAAAGGATATTCAGGTGTAGCTACCTTTATAATCCCTGCTAATTTAGAATCAATTGACCTTGATGTAAAAAGAAATAATCTAACAAACCTATTATTATAATTTGTGTCATCTATTGTTGCAACAGGCGTAAAATATAAATCTCTACTTGTAAGCTGACTTTTTAAATTCATTAAAAAACCATTACTAGTATTAAAGTTAGAGGTTACATAATTTTTTAAATTTAAATAAAAAAAATTAGTTGTAGTAGTTTCGTCTTTATCATATATTAATTGTATCATACTTCTTTGTATAATTCATAAAAAATTTCAGGATATTGTTTTCTTAACGATTCCTTTGCTTCTTCTATTAATGGTGGAACTAAAATTCCTTCTTTTTTAAGCTCCCAAGCCATCTTTTTTTTTCTTTTTAGGTTTGTCTTCTATAAATAAATTATTTCTAACATCTTCTCTAAGTTTTGCAATTTGTGGTTGAGATAAATCATCTAATGGTATTCTAATAGAATCAATGCTTTTACCTTCCCACTCTTTTTTTAGTTTCCAAGCCATAGTAGTTTACTATAAATATAAAAGTTAAGTTATTGTTTTTTAGTGTACAAAAAAAGGGGCAATAAAACCCCCTTTTTCTTTGTTTATAGAGTAACGATTATAATGTTCCTTCTGTAATAGTTAAGTCAGCAAAATCAGACAACCCATCAAACGGCCAATTAGTTTCAGCAGGACCATCACTTTCTTTTATCTGAATTAAAGCGTTATCCTCCTGTGCAGCCCACTCAATAGTGTAACCACTCATATCACCTTTAGCAGCTCCTGTAACTACTGTTCCGCCTGTAACGTGGCAACCATTAACCATACCTAATAAGAATACATTATCCATAGAATCCTGTACAAATATCTGAGCCCTTGAATAAGCCATAAGTCTTAACTCATTAGTCATATCGTGGTCAATCTTTTGTAAGGTAACAGACAATGTTTGCTCAAAAAATGCAGTTCCATTAGCATTGTCAGAATTTACATTAACAGTCATACTAGACAGATTCTGCACTAGTGGGTACTTAAACACAATTGTTTTAGCTCCTTCCTGTGCTGACCAAACATCAAAACCTGCATCAGTCATTTCAGTAGCAGTAATAGCTGCTACCTGCTCAATGTTGTGATTATATGCTTTACATATATAAATAGCTTTCAAGCCACCAATACTGTCTTTACAGTCAATTAAACGTCCTCTTGTAATATCACAAGCCATATTATTTTATTATTTAAAAGTTAATAAAAGGGCGGTATATTGCAACCGCCCATTTAAAGTTATTTTAGAAGTCGCAACCAACCACACCGTCAGTTTTAACCCCAACCTGTACACCAACTGCAAAATTCATAACAATTCTTACATTGTCAGAACCATCATATTGATATGTAGGTATAATTCGTGCTTCAGTCCAATCAGTAGCTAAATTAGTTCCAAATACTAAATTCTCTTTGTATGTTAAAACGATTGCATCATCTGGCATACCTGGACAAACATAGATAGGATAACCTAAATATGTAGCAGTTTCAAATGATTGGTCTGGTCCTAAATTATTAATACCTTGATGTGATGTAAATGCACCCATTCCCGCTAATTGCTGAATATAGAATCCATATGTTTTGTGATTACAGTAGAATCCAACACCTGGTTTAGATAATATGCCTGATACGTTAGCAACTGCTGAATCATAAACAATACCAAATGCTGCAATAGCATTAGTTGCAGAAACACCTGCACCACCTGCAATTGTAGCTTGTGGAAAATCAGCAAGAGCAGAAGCATTTAAACCTGTTTGGTCAAATGTTCCATCATCAGACAAAAACCCTGTTCCAAAAGGAGCAGCTCCTGTCCAAATAAATTCTTCTAATTGTTCGCCTGATTTAGCTGCAACAGTAGATAAAAGAAAGTCCTCAAAAGTTCCAGGCAAATTTCCATTTCTATCCATATTTTCACCAATCCAAGTAGGAAAAACTGTGCCACGACAGATTTCTTGATTTACTTTAAGGTCAGTTAAAGTAAGTACTTGTTCAGTCAATGCTAAATTTGCAGGAGCATCAGTTTCAGAAAAACCACAACCTGCAACTTGTATAGGGTCAGAAATTCCTAAATTAGAAATTACTGCTTTTCTATTTAAACCGTCTATTGTTCTAACATACCCTTTTGCAACGGTGTCTGGAGATTTAACTGCAGCACTCACAAAAGGCAATGCTAATTTACCTGCATAGGTGTTATCAGTTACGGTTATATTAAACTGATAATCTTTACTTAAATTATATTGATTATTCGCCATTTTTAAAATTATTTATTGTTAATGTAATATGCTGCCCGTTGTTTTGTAGACAGTTTTCTTAAATCTATAGTTGAACTAAAGTTAGAGCCTTCAGGATTGTATGCAATACCTTCTGTTGCAGGTTCGCCACTTAATTCTGTGATTTTGCTTTTTAATTCTTCAACCTGTGTCATAAGTTCACTTATAACTTCAGATGACATTTCAGTCTTATCTTCTTCAGCTTCTTCAGAAACTTCTTCAGATAATTCAGCAGATGCTTCTACTTTATCTGCTTTTAAATCAGCTACGGCATCTTCTAAATTTTTTATTCTTTTTTCCATACCTGCCCAATCAGCAACATCAGCTTCATCTCCTTCTGCTAATTCAGTTTCTTCTTCAGAAAGTTCTTCCTCAGATGCTTCAACATCTTCAGCTTCCTTTTCTTCTCCTAAGTCTAGGATTTCAGATGAATCACCGATTGTCATTTTGTTTCCGTTTTCCATTGTGTACGACCCTGCAGATAATGCTTCTGCTTCGCCATCATCACCAACAGCAAACACTTTAGACCCGATCATAAATTGCTCATCTTCTGTAGCAATAATACGACCATCATCTAATTTCATTTCAGCGTAAAATTTTACGCTATAAGATTTTGGTTCATTTTTCATTTTCAAGATATTTAAAATTTTTTCTAGAGTTCCCATAACATTAATAAATATAAAAGGGTTAAAACTGTTTACTTCTTTATCGTTTTACTGTCTTGTTTTTAATAGCTGCACAGACTTTAGCAGCCGTTTCTTTATTGCCATATTCTTTCATTTGATCTCTCATACATTCATCCCAAGAATACTTTAACATTGCTTTTCTTTTAGCAAAAGCTACATATTCTAAAATTTTGTATTTTTTCTTTCTTTTCTTTTTTCCTGTTTCACCATATTCTTCTCTTGCTGTAGCAGATGAATGGTCTGCACAAGGCATAAAGAGTTTTACACCATCAACAGTATGAGGGTGTGAACCTGAACAACCTTTAAACATTTCTGCATAGATTTCAGCTTCTTCTTTAGTTCTAAATAATGGCTCACCATCTAAAGCACCCACAGGGTTTAATTCATTGTCTAAGATTAGATTTTTGATTTTACCCATCATTACTTCATCAGGGCATTCTTCACACACTTCATCTAATATATCTACTTGCTTAGATGCTTCAATTAGTTTATCTGTGAAATATCCTTCTATACTAAACCCACGAACTTCTTTATTCTTAATAGATTCCCAGATTTCAGGATTGTTTTCTGCACTTACTTGCACAAACCAAGTTCCTATTGGTAGGTTCTTAAAACCATACATCAAACTTTTGTCATATTTCTTATCTTCTTTAATCCAAGACTCTACGACAGTTAATCCTTGTATTGGCTCTTTGTGTTCAAAGGTATGATTATTGTTGTTTAAACTATTCATAAATAGCTTCTGTGCTTGTTTAATAGTTTCTTTAGTAAAGTAAACATCATATTCTTCATTTGTTTCTTTATCTAGTCTAGGTATCTTCTTATCAGGAACAAGGATTGCTCCAACGAGTTGCTTTTTTTCTTCATCTACTTTTGCAAGTGATAAGAAATCATTATTGAAATAAACGAAATTTTCTTCTATCGCAGGGAACTTGACAATGCTTATCGCATCAACGCCAAACATATCTGCTGTTTCATCTATAATTAATTCTATAAGTTTTTTCTTTTTTCCCATAACATCTATAAATATAAAGTTCTTAATTTTGTTTACAACGTAGCTTGTGTTTCTAATTCTTCTTGCAATGCTTGTGAGCTAGAAATATCATTTTCTATTACATAGGCTTGTATAGGTTCTGTTGCTGTAGTAATAGATTCTATATTAGGAATAAAAGCTCCTAATCCTGTTGGTCCTTCTTCAACATCATCAATAGGATCATCTACAATAGGCGGAGGTTCAATTGAAGGCAAAGACCCCCCCCCACCATCACCACCATATTTAGATGGTAGTTTTGTCTTCATTATATCTCTTACACTTTTTAAACCTGTAGCTACTGCTATACCTGCTGCTAGTGGTCCTAGAATTGGTCCTGCTCCTACAGGTGGTGGTGCTAATGCTGCCGCTGCTGCACTATAGGTACTAATTGTTGCTTGTGCTATTGCTAATGCTTTTCCAGCTGCACTATCTTTACCTATTAAATCAGATACTGCACCTAATGACCCTGCAACTATATTTACTTTTTGGTCATTAGTTAATTTAGCTATTTTAACTTCTGTGTCACCTGTTTTTTTACTTATGTCTACAGTTTTCTTTGCATTCTTTTTTGTTTCTGCTAATCCTTTGTTGTCTGCATCTATAGTAGCTTGAATTGCGTCAGCTTGTTCTTTTTCTAATGCATTTAGATTTGTTAATTGTTCAGAACGCTGTCCTGTAATCCTTTCATCTAAATCGGCAAGTTCTGTTTTGGCATTAATTAAAGCAACTTGTAAATCTATATTACCTTTATTTCTAGATAATTCTAATTCTGCTAATTCTACTTTCTTTTGTGCTAATGCTTCTTCTTCTGCAAATTGTTCATCTAGTATACGCCCTAATTCTTCATTTGCTGCAATTCTTTCTTCAAAAGTTAAACTAATATCATCTCTTATTTGTCTTTGTATTTCTGCTTCTTTTTGAAATGTTAGTTGCAACTGTCTTTGTTGTGCTTCTGCTAATTTTACCTCGTTTCGTAAATTAATAAGGTCTTTGCCAAATTGCACAGATTCTTTTGCAGCTCCTTTTGCATTTTTTATAAAATCACTGAAACTTTCATTATTACCTACAACTGCTTCTTTAACACCATCAAATGATTCCTTAGCTATTTGTCCTGCTTCTTTAAATTCTCCTTTTAATACTTTGCCTACTGCTTTCCCTAATAAACCTAAACCTTTTACTACAGAAACAACTACTGTTCCTATTTGATTTAATATGTCACCAAATACAGCAGATGCTATATTTACCTTATCTAAAATTTCTTGATTAGCACTAAATTTATCTGCTAAGAATTGTAAAGCACTAATTACAGCACCAATACCAATAGCTTTCCAAGCAAGACCTATACCTCTAAACCCTGTTGCTAAAGCTGTAGTTCCTTTTTCTGTTTGTTTAGCAGTTTTATTTAT